CAGGTAAGATCTTTGTTGTAGAGCAGGGAACAGAAGCTGATACCTTATGGGTATTTACTAATAATGAAGGTTCGGGTATAGTCGGCACAGACGACCTAGAAGTCATTAAAGTATCAGAATCTACACCATCTCAGCCTACAGATGTTTATGACGAAGAACCAGCAGTAACTAATGGTTCTCCAATAGTGACTCTTGCAAATACTCCTCTAGCGAGTACCTACAGAGTTTATCTAAACGGACAGAGAATGAGAGAAGGCGCCGGAAATGATTTCACAATCGCAGGTGCAGTCATCACTTTTGAGTATAACCTCAAAAACAATCCAGGTAATCCAGATCACGTTCAAGTAGACTACAAGCATAGTTAATTAGGAGTTACTGAATGCCAAGAAATCAAATAGATGGAACTCAAGTTTTAGACAACTCAATAGAGCGAGTGGATCTAGTAGACAATGTTCGTTTTCGAGCAGAAGGCATTCAGTACCCCATAGACGGGCAACTAACAATCATTAACGAGGCCCGGCTCTTTAGAGCCGAGTGCCTTATCATTAAACCTACCGGAAAAGTAACTATACAAGCCGGTGGAAGGATAATAATTAAGAGGTAATTATGAGTATTCAACTACCAGAAATACCAATGCCAGTTAATCCTCCAGTAGGTCAATGGGAATTTTTTATAGACGAAAATGACCAAAAATTAAAACTAATGGACAATAACGGGACGGTAATAAATTTAACTGATCTAAATGTTTCTGTTTTTGGAATGGAATTTCAGGAAGGTTCAGACGACGCTATAACGACTACAACATCTGTAGTGTTTACTAATAAGCTAAGACTGACCACTCCAGCACTTCCTGCCGGGAACTACAGAATAGAATGGAATTATCAGTGGAATTACGATCAAGGCACTACAGATTTCGTAGGTCAGGTATCTAACAATACTACTGTAGATTTATATATGGAACACAGGCAGGAACCTAAAGACGCAGCTGGTTCAGGTCCAGGAGGGACCGACCAAAGGCATCAACTAAGTGGTTTTGTTGTGAGAGCTTTATCTGGAATAAATGAAATAGATATCAATTACGCTGCAGGATCTAATGGAGTAGTAGCAGCAATTTGGAATGCCAGATTAACAATTTGGAGGGTTTCCTAATGAAAAATAAAGAATATACAAAGACAGTAAACTCCGGAAAACTTTGGCAAGAAATTATAGCCGTTTTTTCAGATTTAATAGATGTCCATACCTTTAGAGAAAATGACGATGAGAAGGTTTATATAGAGTTTGAAAATGACAAAGATGGTGCAGAAGAAGCAACACTAGACTCTTTGGTGATAGCACATGTGCCTGTAGATTTGGACGATTTAAAGAAATCTAAAAACGCATTAATAGATGAACGTACAAAGCAGTTGATATATGAGGGATATGTACACGATAGTAATACTTTTAGCCTAAGTATACATGCACAGAGAAACTGGATAGCTATAGCCTCCAGCTTTGAATCTAATTTGAGTGTTGCCAGAAAAGGTACACCCTCTTTGACGTTTGAACAGGCTTACGATGCTGTAGAGGCATCACTTTACCCATTAGCGGTAAGTACCCTTGACGACCTGGAATATGTATTTGCTTCCTATACTGACTATATAGCATTTTATAATGCTGCTTACGCCTTTGCAAATAATCACTATATGACAGGTAGAGCCTTAAAAGATCAAGTGAATAATGCTGTAGATGAAGCAGCATTAAACGCAATTGTGGACAATAGATAGAGAATCAATCTCAATTAGCACTCCCTTATATGGAGTGTATGTTAAATAGTATGGAGATATATGAAATGAAAGAAGACGAAGTTAAAAGATTTTTCCAGGCAGGCGGAGGCGGTTCTCCATCTTCTCTGGACACAGAGAACAGGACCGTTGATATTACTATATCGACCGCTACACCTATTATGGAGTACGACTTCCGGAGCGATCAAGTTCTCCCTACAATCATAGTACCAGAAGGAATCGAATTACCTTCTAATGGTCAAGTACCTTATATAGATAGCCACGACAGAAGCTCTACAGAGAACCAAATAGGTTCAGTTAGAAGTATGAGAGTTGAAGGCGATTCTTTAATAGGAATTACACATTTCGTCCACAGATGCGAAATCAGAAAGAGTTTTCCTAATTGGTTAGAGAAGGCCACCTTACAGATAATAGTATAGGAGCCAAGGTTCTAGAATCCACTATTTTAGGGGTACGGGCGAGACAGCTCAATACCATGGTCGGACATTTACTTGGACCGGGCTAAAATTAATTACACAGATCACGCATTATGGAAGTTAGCTCAGTACCTATCGGAGCAGACGAGAATGCAAAAAACAGAGCCGAAGGCTCGGAAGAAGAAGAAACAAAAACAGAGGTAACTCGTATGGCTGAAGAAGCAAACGAAGAAGTAAAAGAAGACGCTGTAGCTCCGGTAGAAGAGACTGAAAGAGCTGAAGCACCTGCCGAAGAGCAGGTAGACAGAGCTGAAAAGGCTCCAGAAGTCGATCTTGAAGAAGTTAAGAGAGAAGCTAAAGCAGAAGAAGCTAAAAGACTTGCAGAGATCGAAACAATCTGCAGAGAAGCTAACCTTCCAGAAGCAGATCTTGAAAGATATAAAAAAGAAGACACTTCAGTAGAAGTTGTTAGAAAAGCAGCATTTGAACAAATGGTTGAAAGGAACAAACCAATGAATCTAAATAGCCCAGACAGCATCCAAATCACTAAGGATGAAAAAGACAAATTCCGTTCAGCTTTGGTTGACGGTGTAACTCAGAGAGCAGGTGTAGCTGTTGAAAATCCAGCAGAAGGTTCTGACCAACTAAGAAATTACTCTCTAGTAGAGCTTTGTCGCCAGTTTATGGACAGAGAAGGAATGAACTCTAAAGGCAACAACATGGAAGTTGTCGGTCGTGCTCTATCTAGCTCTGACTTCCCAATCCTTTGCGGCAATATTGCTAAAAAATCAATGCTTGACGGTTTTGAGTCTAAGCCAGAGTCTTACGAATCTTGGTGCGACACTTCTGGTTCTGTATCAGATTTCAAAACACACACTAAAGCCCGCGCTTCTGAGTTTGATGACCTGGAAGAAGTTGGTGAAGGCGAAGAGTACAAGTATGGCGACCGCATCGAGCAGAAAGAAGAATATAGAGTCAAAAAATATGGTAAGCTTTTCACTATTACTCGTGAATCCATCATTAATGATGACCTAGATGCACTTTCTGACACACCTAAAAACATGGGTGAAGCTGCTAAGAGACTACTTGGTGATCTTGCATACGAAACACTTACTTCAAATCCTCTAATGGGTGATGGTCAAGCACTATTCAGTGGAGCTCATGCCAACCTAGGTACTGCTAGTAACATCGATTTCGCCTCTTATGACGAAGCAGAATATCTAATGGGTGTACAAAAGGATATTAAAGGTCTTAAAAGATTAAATATCGATCCAGTTTACGGTGTTTTCCCACGTAAATTAAAAGGCACCGCTGAAGTATTCTTCCAAACTGAAAGATTTGCAGATTCAAGCACAGATGCAACTCGTACTAACATCCACTTCGATGCTGTACAGAGAGTTTATGATTCTCGTCTTGATGATTTCGCAATCGACGACAACAGCAATGTTTACCCTTGGTTCATTCTAGGACCTAAAGGTAAGACTGTTAAGATGTTCTTCCTAAACGGACAGAAAATGCCATTCATGGAAAGACAAGACATGTTCAAAGTTGACGGTGCTACTTGGAAGATCCGTATCGAAGCTGTAGCTAAAGCCCTAATGTGGCAAGCAATGGTTAAGAATGACGGAGTTGCTCTGTAATAGACTGAAGGTAAGGGGCTCCGGCCCCAATTTTTTGATCGAAAAATAATAAGGAAGAAATAAGATGAGAAATCTTGTACAAGACGGAAAAAATGTAAACCTACCAGTGACTACAGACGCAAAGTCTGGTGCTTACGAGAGAGTAGGTGGATTGAACGCTGTATTGATTGTAGATGCAGACGCTAACGATAACGCTAACTGTGCCCTTCAGGGCTGCTACACTCTAGAAGTAATCGCAGCCGGTGCTCTACCAATCGGTACTCCAGTTTTCTGGAACGGTTCTGCTATTGACGATGTAGATAATGGCGACCTAGTAGGTCACTTGATCTCTGCTATCTCAGGTGCAGGTACAGTTGACGCTGTAGTTAGAATACACAACTAAAACATTTAGGCAGGGATACAACACATGGCTGACCTCAGCAACGATATTTTTACTGGTGATTTTGATATCCCTGCCACTTTTAAGACAGATAAAGATGCTACTGCAATTGATGTAAGAGCAATTATCTACGAAGGTTTCGAACCCGGGCGTGAGTCCGGTAAGGGCCTTACCTCTCAAATGAGAGGAGTTCAAGCGGGTTGGGTTACAATTATTTTAAAACAAAGCGAAGTTGCAGATAAACCAAAAGTCCACTCTTTTGTAAATGATGGTTCAGAGGATTTTGATATCCAAAGTGCAGACAATACAAGGACCGGGACCTGGAGATGCAAAGCTAAAAGAAATGTAAGAGCGGTCAGAAGAAAATAATGCCTAGAAAAAGACAATTTAGAGTATTCGGCTCAGGTCGTGAAACAGATGGTGCAGTCGTCATAGACGAAGTTACCCCGACTCTAGCTCTCTTACAGACCAATTTTCCTAATGCTACTGATCGGGCGGTTAGACATGTCGCATTCGAGACCCATAAAGCAGTAAAAAACTATATGCGAGGTGATCGACATTCCATTCCATTAAGAGAGGTAACGAAGACTAGAGCAGTCGATCGTCTGAAACGTAGCAACATCGGAAGAAGATTAAGACAGAAAAAATATNCAGGTGATGTAAGCGAANCCGGCAGAGGACTTGAAAAGGCTGTTAACTTTGAACATAAGAAAGGTAAAGCAATTGCTTTAACAGGATGGGGAAGTAACGACTCAGCAAGAGTCTCAGGACCCCGGTTTCAGCAAGGTTCGACGACTATAGTAACGCAAAAGATGAAGAACATGTTTTTTGCTATGGCCAGGAAGTCCAGAGGAGTCCGCAGAAGGGTTTTATTCGGTTTAGCGGGAAAAGCTGTAGGTTCAATAATTAGGAACCCTGGAAGGCCTATATTCGATCCGGTATACACAAGAATGTTACCAGTGTTTCCAAGATTAATGGAAGCCCGAATAGAAAGAAATATCGGACTAATAACAGACGAGGCTTACACAGCAATTATAAAAACTGCCATTGGAGCAGATAGAAATTTAAGAGTAGCTAAAAAGCAGAAGGTGGGATAATGGCTGTAGACTTCATAACACTCACAGACTTGGTAAATGAATCAGTAAATATCATTTTAAATGATACGGATATCTCTACTTTTTGTACTACTAATTATGGTGATGATATCTATATCTATAACGGTATGGATCTTTCTAACCTTCCTGGAGAAGGAAATACACCATATGTAATTATTTTTAAAGATGCGGAGCGCATCGGAGAGTCTGTAGCCAATTACAGATATGAATTAGGATTCCAGGTAACAATAGAAGATGATAATGTAGATTCAAGTACGCCCAGAGTTGAGAAACAACTCGGAGAGGAAAGAGTAGAAGAATTAACATTACTTATTTATGACGCTTTAAGAAGAGAGATGCCCTGTAACGGAAACGTAGACGACGCAGAGATCATGATCGATAATTCACAACATCCTTTATATACAGGCATGATGGTTATCGGCTTTAACATTCCCAAACCTATAGGTAGTTCAGTAATACTGTAAAATTAAGGAGACATAATTATGTCATGCGCAGGAACACAACGCGGAGCACAAACCGCAGTACTAATAGACTATGAGCAGTCTTATGGTGTAGATCCAGTAGCTTTCGCAGCCATTCAAATGCCTTTTATCTCTGAAGATATCAGCGGTACTAGAGCACAGAATCAAAGCGAAGTTATTAATGGTAGAAGAGATTCAGCTAGACCATTTCAAGGAAATAAAGATGTACAAGGCTCAATCACTGTACCAATCGATAAGAGATATTTTGGCTACTGGCTAAGAGGTCTTTTAGGTGCACCTACAACTACTGGTGCAGGTCCATATAACCACGAATTTAAAATTGACAATATTAACTGTCTTCCTTCCCTAGTAATTGAGAAGCAGATGCTTGATATCCCTCGTTATTTTAAATACAATGGTATGAAAGTAAGCACTATGAGTATTTCTGTCGGTGGAGACGGAGAACTTCAAGCAACTTTCGGACTAATTGGTCAACAGGTTGCAGATTCCGCAACATCTATAGACGCTACGCCGACTACACATACTTATGAGCAGTTCAGACAGTTTGACGCTGTTCTAAACGAAGCTGGTGTAGCCAACGGTGAATTCCTAGAATTCTCTATGGACGTAGACAATAACTTAGATCCGGACATCTTCGCTATCGGAGACGGCGGAACTAGAGGAGCCCTTCCAGAAGGTAAATTAACCATCGAAGGAACAGCCAACACATTATTCGATAACATGGCTCTATATGACAAAGCTGCAAATGCTACAGAAACTTCAATTGAAGTTGTCTGGACTAGAGATACAGAGTCTTTGAGTATCGATTTTAATGAAGTAGAATTAGCACTACAGGACCCTAAGATTGAGGGACCTCAAGGTGTAGTCGCCGATTTCGATTATATCGCGTACTTTGATGACGATGCTGGAGACAGCTCAATTGTTATCACTATAATTAACGATATAGCTTCATACGTATAATCACCTCCCACAGACCCGGCCCCTACTTCCTCTTGAGTAGGGGCTTTTTTCATTTATAGCACTCCCTCTTAATTTCACCTAAAGTAATCTTGTAACAACAACAAGAGGAAAACATGGATAAATTAAAAGAAAAAGTCAGACCACTAACAGCACTAGAGCGTAGAAAATTAGCTAAAGAGGGACTGTATCTCTCGAGCATGAAAACAGAGATGTTGGAGCAAGCAATCTACAAAGTTTTAGATTTAGTTTTTGACGAGAAAGACCTTGATGGTCTGAATATGGAAGAAGAGGTAGAACTTTATAACTCAATCTTCGACAAGACTTATAACATTAGTAAGGAAGATGCGGGAAACTAGAAAGCCTTTTTGATTGGTTACACCAGAGGAAAATGTATCAAAGTATATGTGAACTCTGCAAAAAGAAAGGCGGGAAAGGAGAGTGTGACGGTAAGGAAGGACCGGTATGTGTAGGCTATTCTCCTGTTCCTCTGGAACAGAATATTGTAGCCTGGGACTTCTGGAAAATGTTCGGTAATCAAATTATCTGTTCGGCTTCCGGAGAAATGATTGGTCTAAATTACGGCACTCTTAAGCTTTTAGCGGAAACTGTAGGAGTTGAGTGGAACGCAGAATTTTTAAAGAGACTGCAGTATTTAGAACAATTACAGATAGAGGCTAGGAACAGTGGCACTTAATACCCGGATTATAATATCAGCTCAAGACAGAGCCAGTTCTGTTTTTGGAAAAGTAGCGGGTAGCAGTACCCGCTCTAGCAAGCAAATATTAGGTGTAAACAGTGCACTTAAACAAACCAATACTTCAATATCTGCATTAGATAGCACCGCTAGTCGTTTGGTCTCTTCTGGAGGTTTATTTACGCTTGCTGCAGGACTTAAATCACTTACAACAGAGGCTCTAGCAGTCAAGATAGACTTTGACCGGATAGATAACACCCTGAAGGCTATATCTGGATCTACAGAAGCTGCAGGACAAGAATTCAACTTCTTAAGTGGAGAAGCACAAAGACTTGGTGTAGAATTAAGACCATTAGCATTTTCATACTCAAGATTAGCAGCAGCCGGTAAACAGTTAGGTCTGCAAACAGACGATACCAGAGAAATTTTTACATCATTTTCAGAAGCTATTACAGGTTTAGGTTTAGGACGAGGAGAAGCAATTGGTGTTTTTACAGCAGTTGAACAGATCTTAAGTAAAGGTAAAGTATCTGCGGAAGAACTTAGACAACAATTAGGTGAAAGATTACCAGGAGCATTTCAATTAGCAGCCAAAGCTGCAGGTGTTACTGTGCAGGAACTAGATGGTCTACTTAAATCCGGTAAACTATTATCCGAAGACTTCATATTGCCATTTGCTCGTTTAGTTCAAAAAGAATTCGGACAGGCTGCAGTAACGGGAGCAAAACTTTTAAATGCAGAATTTAATAGAACTGTAAATGCTTTAGATCAAGCTAAACTTAGGTTTATAGAAGGAAGTAAGGCCGGAGAAGGCCTAGCCGACTCTCTGGCAAAAATAACTAGAAGATTTGCTGACTTCCTAAGTAATGAAGATAACCTGGAGCAAATAGCTTCAGTAGGAACCATTTTAGGAAAAACCCTTGAAGGCTTAGTAGATATAGGCGGAGCTTTACTAGACGTATTTAAACCTATTTCTGATTTAATGACTGAGGTTACTGAAAATGTAAATGGTACAGTCCTTGCGGTAGGAGCCTTAACTACAGCCATAATTAGTTTAGTAAGTGCAGGAAAAGCTTTAGGTGCAGTCTTCGCAGGTAATGCTATCGCGAATGTGGCAAGTACGGCGACTACAGCCGTGGGAGCTTCAAGTAGATTTAGACAGACTCGAGGATTAGCCTTAAATAATCAATCTGGTTTTGCACAAAGACCTGGAGGCGGAGCTGCACCCTTCAGTGCAACTGTAGCTTCAAGACAACAACAGATCGCAGCCAACTATTATAATAAGGTTTTACCTGCTGCAGCAAAATCAACTTCCAATTTTACAAAAAGTATAGCCAGTACTGGATCTAGAATAGTTTCAGCAGGAGCAGGAATAGCTAAAGGTTTTGGCGGAGCTCTCCTAAGTATTCTTAGTCCAGTTAATCTTCTAATTGGTGCAGTAGTCGCAGCAACAGCGACGTTCTCAGCCTTCCAAGAGGCAAATAGACAGAGAAGAGAAGCAGATAGTTCTTCTACATCTTCAGACTTTTACAAGAGTCTATAGTTATCCAGAGAGCTTCAAGGGCAAGATTAGAGGAAATAGCAAATATAGAAGACAGAAATGAGGCTCTCAGAAAAGAGTCGATTCAATTAAAAGCTATTTTCAGAAAACTTGAACTTAGGGCAAAACTGAATGATGCCAATAACAGAGACCTTGCTTCTTTAAGAGAAGCTCAAACAAGATTAATTAAAAATCTTCAAAATATAAGAGTCGAGACATCTGCAGAAAAGGCAGCTAAAAGACAAGAAATTTTAGATAGAGCAGTTAAGGGTGTAGCATCTGAATTAGAGAAGAATTCAATCTCTAGAGGAAGTTAGAGAGAATCTACTTATTGGTGCTAAGGATTTCAAAGGAGCTCTTCAAAAAGCAGCTCAAGGTCTATTATCAGAAGATGCAGGTTTTAGCCCAGAAGAAGTCGCTAAGGCACTATTTGAACAGGCTGGTATTATCGAAGAAAGAAATGCTATAGAAAGAGGACGTACCAGAAGAGCTAAAAATGCTGCAGATAAAGAAAAAGAAGCTCTAAAGCAGTCAGAAAAAAGAAGTGACTTCCTATCCGGTGCTGAAAGAAATGCAGAATCTCTTGAAAGAGAAGCCGACTTTATTAAGAAGTTTGGTGAACAGAACTTATTTAAGTTCCAGATCCAGGAAAAATTTAATCAAAAAGTTCAGGAAGGTCTTATTTCTCAGGAAGAAGCCAACAGGTTGACCAGGAATCAAATAGCTGCGCAGACTACACTAAATAATGCACTGAATAGACAAGCAGTGGCTACAGGTTTCTCTGTAACAACGTCTCAAGACTCAGGATTTGCAGCAAGTAGAAACCGAGAAAGAACAAGACAGCTTTTCCAAGGTCAGGATAGATCTAGACAGCAAGAACAGAAAAAAGAAAAAGATGATACTAAAAAACAAACCGATAAGCAAATAGACCTACAACAACAACAGGTAGACACCACTTTGCAGGTACTGGAAGCTATTCAGGAAGCTGGATTTAGTTTGAGGATAAGATAATGCCACTATTAAACGAACCTAAGTTATTAGATGAAAACTTCGACAAAGACGGTCGAGGAACCCAGGTATGGGAAGTAGAGTGCGATAAAGACAATGATGGACCTACAGAAAACCCTATATNAATATTAAAAGCCTATCACCCGGAAACTAGGACTAGAGTACCTCAGTGGCTTCAACCAAATGAATATATGAAAGGTTCTGGAAGACCGACTATAGTAACGGAGGCTACAGCCAGAAGAAACGGTAAAATAGACACTCAGTTTAAAGTCAATATAACTTATGGTACTCCAAACGAAGTCCAGACCGAAAACGAAAAAACCGAGACAGATAACTTCCAATTTCCATGGGATGAGCCACCAGACTACTCTCAGGATGCTACTACACTTTCAGAATTTATTTACACACAAGACTTTAGAGGTCAGCCTTTAGTATATAGTAATGGAGAGCCCATTACTAACTTGGTTATCCCTACACCGATCACTATAATAACAATAACAAAAAAGAGATTAGCCACAGCTAATCCGAGTTCTCCAGTTTTAGCAGATACCTACTACAGAACTGTAAATAACGGTAATGTAACAATTAGAGGTGTCCAATATGGTCCTCGCAGAGTTCTCTGTGAGTCTTTCCCAATAGAGTTGGAAAGATATATAAAAATAGATCCAGAGACTGGAAATCGGACAACAATCGAGTATTATGTAGAAACGCAACAGTTCGCCATTAAGAAAAATACCTGGGCAACCAGAGTTAGAGACGAAGGTACTTATGCGAAAATAGTTGGTGGAGACGATGACGGTAAAACTAAAGGTAAATCAAACGACGATAAGACTAGAAGAAGCGCAAGCCCTTTTAATCTAAATGGTAATGGAGAAGCCTTAGGACAAGATGCAGATGAGACCACCACTATTAATACAGGAACTACACC